ATGGACAAGATGGTGAAGTCGGTTGTTATGGCATATCTAGTGGGACTAGATTGCCGTACACTGGCGTGTGTGGCTTTCTTTTTGTTAGCCGCATATCTTGTCGTTGTTGGTATTTGTGTTTTTGTTTACGCAAGGTTTGATGGAACCCGTGCGGTTGGCTTACTTGATCAGTTTGCCGAAGCATATCCTGAAATGCCTAGAGTCGAAACGACTTTTTCACGCCGAGAATTAAAACGTGTTAGAGGTCGTCGTGGTGGCTTTTACGTCAAGGCTACCAGCGAATATAATTCAATTTTGGGTCTGTCCCAACCGCAGTATGAGGAGATATTGGCGGGTGCGCAAGTGTTTTTCTTTGGTAAGACTGTATCTGAGGCTTATCGTAGTTCTTTAACTAAGTTGATTGTGAAGGATTTACAAGACAGGAAAATATTTTTGCCAGCTACACAGTTGATTAAATTGTTGGCTCAGGTATGGTGTGATTTGACAGTAGGAGAAGGACCAGAAGACCATGTTGATACGGTCTTGCATGAAAATAGAGGTATTTATTGGTCCAGATTTTTATTGCGTTCAGGTGCCCCCTCAGATGATGTTTTCAGTAGATTATGGAAATATCTTCTTGTAGCTGTCTCATTTGGTTGGTATATTCCAGAGAAATCTGGATTACCAACTGAGTAGGACAGCTTGGTTTTTGTTCCAGCCCGATGTGACCACCAGGCGCATGCAGATAAGCAAGCGACAGGCGGAAAATGTTGGCAGGGACTAAGCTGGAGGGGTGGGGTTGGGGTGTGGTTATTGCCCGGAGTAATCAATGAGTTGTCGGGAGATGATATATACTGTTTCCGTAATTGTGATTGTAATCTTGAAGATGCCTTAGTAAATAGGTATCATAAACCAGGTGTTAGAGCTCGTGAACGTTATCATAAGCATGTAGAAAGTCCGGAGTCAGTTATGTTGTGGAATTCGTGTAATTCAGTTGCTGACCTTTTAGGGAAGCAGATTATAGGCCGAAGACCATGGACAGATGATATGGTTAGTTTGTCCTTTACAGGCGCTAAACGTGCTCTCTATGAGAGGGCATACCGTGACATGCCAGCCCACTATTCAAATTGGTGGGCAACAGTGACTCCTTTCGTTAAGATTGAGAAGTACACTTTTTATGATAAGATGGATAGGATTCCTAGACCTATTCAACCCCGTACTATGATTTATCGAGCGTACCTGTCGAAGTTTATGAAGCCAATTGAAAAATTGATGAAGAAATTGATTTTACCTGGATGTCGGTATCCGTTTATGGCCAAGGGAGCTAATATGCCGGATTTAGCCAAACGATATCGTGAAATGTGGGAG